TTCTCGTCGTCTTGCAGTTCTTCCCAGACACCGATGACCTGCGTGGGGTCGTGCTGCCAGAGCATTTTTGGCTTAGGCGCGGCCGGGGCGAGGGCCCTGAGAAAAGCGCCGGGCATAACGGTGTCGCCACCCTGGTCCACGTTGCTGTAGATTGAGGCGTAGCCGGAGAACCGGCCGTCTGTGCCGAGTTCTTTTTCCTCCAGTTTGAAGGAAACGTGTTTTGTGCCGTATTCGCTGTCCATGCTGTCCTCGGATTTATCTGCAATTTTACCGGCCCAGGTCCGGCCAACATCCCCGCCCCACAGCGCCCATGCGATGCGGCCAGCTGAGGGGTAGCCTTCAGTGCCGGCGGCCCAGCCTTGGCCTTGTTTATCGACCTCGTGACGAGCAAAATAGCTTACCATGCGCAGAATGGTTGAGTGAGAAAGTGGGGTCTTGTTGGATATGTCTCGGGCGCGGGCAACGCCGATTGAGGTGCCGCCACGATTGAACTCGCGCCGCCAGGCGAGGCCGCGCTTGGCCTCAGCCGCCATTTCGTCAGTCGGCGTGTGGCTTTCTCCGACGTTTTTTGCGTCCTCGTCCTCGTAAGAGGAAACGCAGTACGCGTAACGCTGGGTGTCTTGCGGGAAGTCCTCGAGCGCTTCTGTATCGCCCATGCACCGCTTGAGGAAATCTTGGCGCATTTCATTGGAGATTGGCTTTGGCATAATCAGACCCTCTCGTAAGTTTGGATACAGCGGCAGTTGATTACGTTTGCGGCCGACCCTCGAGGATCGCCGGGGAACATAAGCTGTTCGGCGCCGCCGCCACGTCGAGGGGCGGAGAAGGCGGCGTTGAGGCCAGCCCGCTGCCCGTTCATGATCCGGTGATTGAAGATGGAGCCGGAACCGATCTCGCCGAAGTCCCGCGTCCGCAGGTCCGGGATCGAGTTCCAGACTTTTATGAGCGGGACAAGGGATTGCCGGGCGAGTTGCCAGGACGCGAATTGCCCAGCCGCGTGAGCCTCAGTCCGCGTGATCAGCAGGGAGCGGACGGAGGAAATCTCGGGGATTTTCAGCAGGAGTTCGGCGTAGACGGCATCGGCAGACTCACCGGAGGCCAGGCCGCCCGCCATGAGGTCTCGGACTTGGCGCTGCGTAGTCTCGAGGATTTGTTGTGCCGCCCGCGGCCGCAGGGAGCTGACGAAGGTTGACACGATGTCGGCGGTCTGGGCTTTGCGGGGGAAGCCGGCCGGGAACTCGAGGGCGAAGGCCGCGGCATTCTCACGAATGGCCTGGGTCCAGACGCGGGTTAGCTCGGTTAGGATCGCAGGCAGCGCGGAGAAGTCTGGCGCCGCGGGCAGGCGAGTCTGGCGGAACTGGACAAGCATGGAGAGGGCCGCGGCTTCGATTGCGGCCGCAAGGCCCGCCGTGTCCTTTTCCATCTCGTCGAGGATTGCAAGTTGCGCGTCAATCAGGGCCATAGGTAAACCCCTTGATTGCGGCCGCGTCGAGTTGGGTTGAGGCTGTGGCTTTGCGGACCTCGGACATGAGCATATTGCCCAGCGGCGCCGGAAGCGGCGGGTAGCCTTTTAGGTTTCTGGACTCGTTCAGCGTGAGGTCGAGGGAGGCATCGGCCATGTTCCAGAGTTTCATGCGTTTGTCCGCGATCGCCTCGATCTTGTCTTTGTTCGGCCGGAGCTCAACGCCGCCAAAGTTCGGGCCGAGCCAGGCTGAAAGTTCGGCGGCCATGAAGGAGATGAAGGGGAGGATGGTGTCCTCGTAGAAGCCGAGGCGGGCCTCGCGGTAGTTTGCGTAAGTGTTGTCGCCGGGGATGTTTAGCAGCAGCGGCGGAACACCGAAGGCGAGCGAGATGTCACGGGCCGCCGAGTCCTTGATCCGGAGGATTTCCATGTCAACTGGGGAGAGCCCCATTTGCTTCCAGTCAAGGCCGCCCTCGAGGAGCATTGGGCGGCCCGCGTTCTCGGGGCCGGAATAGCGGGACTCGAGCTCGGTTTTGAGGCGGGAAAATTCATCGTCAGAAAGGGTTGTGTCTTTGCCGACGATGAGGGCGCCAGATGGCCGGGCCGAGTTCTGGAGAAGCGACTGTATCCAGCCCATTGCGCTGTTATGCTGATCGACGGCAAAGGCCGCGGCCTCGACTGGAGATTGCCCGCGGTAAGCGTCGAGTGGGTTGAACATCGCTGTGTGGAGGATGTCGGAGTCGCCCGTGATCTGATTGGCGGGGAAGCGGACGGTCTGGCCTCCCATTTTGTAATCGTAGGCCGCGGGCAGGCCGGTGTCGCCGCAGATGACAGAGACTCGGTCGGGGCGAAGCGGCCAGAGTTCTTTGACCGTCGAGCCCACCATCACGCGCTCGTCGTAGCCGTTGCCCGCGAGAAGGAGGTAGATGACACGGCTTTTCCACCAGTCAGTGCCGGACTGCATCGGGTTCGGTGCCTTGAGTAAGTCAAGGATTGGGTGGGTTGCGAATTGAGTATCGCCCTTCCACGCTTCCCACTCAATCGAGGCGACGGCCGTGGCGATCTTATTTACGGCCTGATACGCGACGACGTTCATCCGGTATGCCTCGCGGGCAAACGCGGTGAACTCCCGCTTGGACCAAGTGGCCTCGGGCATTGAGGTGACGTGCATGGCGTAGGCCCGCGAGCTTTTCTGCTCGATGGCCGGAGCCGCCCGGTTGAAGCTGGGGAAGAATTTCATAGCGCGCGTATCCTCGGCCGGGCCTTAAGCCGGATCATGGGCTCGAGGGCGTAACGCAGGGCGTCAATGCAGTGGTTGTTGGAGTCAGAAAGAACGGGGAGGATGTCGCCCGACAGCCGGTCAACTTTGTATGAGTAGGTGCGGAACTCGCGGGCGGTCTCGGGGCAGTCCGGGTGGATTACTACGCGGTCAAATGACTTGATGTAGGCCACGCCGTCCTCGACTGAGCCGGGGCCTTTCTTCGCGGCCTTACAGCCGGGCATCCCGTTATTCTTGAGGTAGGAGATGGTTTCGGGCCGCGCCGAGTCCGCGCGGATAGTGTGCATACAGATTTGCGGGATGCGGTCCGCGAGGAACTGAACGGTTGCGTCGAGCTCGAGGCTCTTCTTAACTGCCTCGCGCCGAATGTAGAGGACGCGGTCCTTGATGTAAAGCTGGACCGCGGCCGTCGGATCTTGGCTGAAACCGAAGTCGAGGCCGTGGTACGGGCCGTCGAAGCTGGAGTCGGCGGTGAAGCTATCGATCTCAAACAGGCCGTGGAATACTTGCGCATCCGTGATGGTGAGGTACTGGCCCTCCCAGATGTGATCGTAGGTCTCGGGCCGCTTGTCGTGGTCTTGCAGCCGCTCGCCGTTGAGCACGCCGGGGAACCACGGGTTGTCGATCCAGTTTAATTCCGTGATCTGGGCGTCGGCGGGCTGGTTAACGCGAAACCGCTGGTTTGTTGCGGAACTTTCGAGTTCCGGGTTCCAGGTCAGCCAGATTTCGGACTGCCAGCCTTTGGCCGTGTCTTGGTCGCGGACTGTTGGGATGAGTTTGCGCCACGCGGCCTCGCTGACATTCTCGGCCTCGTCAACCCAGGCCCGCAGAATCCGAGCCTTGGATTTAACGCCGTCGAGGTTATGCCGGAGGCCGGTGAAGCCGTACTTGATCCGGCCGTCACGGGAGCGGATGTATTTTTCCCCGATCTCGTAGTAGGCGGCGAGCCAAGGCTCAGCGATGATTGCCTGCTTGACCTCCTCCATCGAGCTTTCGTCGAGGGAGTTGAGGTGCTCGCGGGCGCAAAGCATCATGCCGGAGATGCCAGCCCGGCCCAGCCGGTAGCCGTCAACTGCGGTCATCAGGGCGAAGCCACGAGTCTTGCCCGAGCCGCGGCCGCCGTGCGCACCTCGATAGCGGGCCGGCCCCTGAAAGACGGGGATAAGTTTGGGGGGAAGCTGGATACGGGCCGCCGTCACGCAGCAGCCTCCCCCACGATTGCCTTTGGCTCAGCCAGGGAGGTGGCGAACGTCGGGGCAACCAACTCGATCACGGTTGGGAGTTTAGCCGTGTCGAGATCTTTGTCAACGGTCCGATCTGTGAAGTCGACCGCGATCTTCATAAGCTCGTTGTTGGAGAAGCGGTCCTCGTTGTCCTCCATGCGGTCCCGCAAGATCACGAGGGCGTCACGGGAAATCCCGGCCATGTGATCAAGGACCGTGGCGAACTCCCGCGTGACCTCGCCTCGGTACAGGGCGAGAAGTTCTTGGAAGGCTGGGGAGTTTTTGAGGATCGAAACGCGGGAAATGTCGTAGTTGAGGATGAGGGCCGCCTCGCCTTCAGGCGTTCCGGCGGCAAGGAGTCTGGCGAGGGAGTGATGGCGGTCGGTGAGGCGTTTTATGGCCGGGGGCCTTGATCCGAGCGGGGAAACGGCCATCAGGGCAAAATCCGCCTCGTGCAGGTCGCGGACGTACTCAATCTCGAGATTGGCCGGCAACCGCCCAGGCCCGGCCAACTTTTCAATGTTTAGATTGAGGGACATATGGCTCACCAGCTGTTTTCTGCTTGAGTCCATTCTGCCACAAGTCGGCTGGCGAGTCAAGGCGAATGTTGCGGGCGGGCTAAAGTATGGCTCCCTTTTTCCGGCCCGCAAAAAATTCCAGTCCCGGCCTCGGCCCCGAAAAGATTTTGGGGGGCCTGGTTTTTTGGGGTAGGGAAAGGGGGAGGAAGATAAAGTATGGCTCGAAAACTGACCGTGTGTAAAGGAGAGCTAATATACGCCGCGGTCGTCCGCAGGATTTTATTCCTGCGGACGCGCTAGGCGAGTCTGTTATTCCGTCAAGAGTGCCAAGATTGCGGCTTGATCAATCTTGGACTGAGCGGCGGCGTGAAGGGCGGCGGAAAGCTTTTCCGGAAGGGCGGAAACGGCGTTAAGGATTGCGTGTTTCCGGTCCGCTGTATCGAGTCCCTTTGACGCGGCAAGGGCCGTGGCAATCGGCTTGAACACGGGATTTTTGCGCGCGTCATATGCCGCGACGTAAAGCGACTCGTCAAAGGCGGACAAGCCGGGCAAGCCGGACTTGGTGCGTGGTGCGGAAAGGACGCCAGTCATTGCCGCGTCAAGGCGAGTGGCAAAGCACGCGGAAACGTCAAAAGGCTTGCCGTCATTGAACGTTTCGCCTTTGGACTCCGCTTCTTGCGCGGCAAGTTTGAAAGTATGGGCTTGTGCGTTGATGTGGTCTTGGAACCAACGACGGACGCCGTAGGTGAAGATTGCTTCAAGGGCGATTGCCGAAAAAGTGGATGGGTCAACCGTGAAGTCCGCTTTTTGTGCGGCAAGGTCAACGGTGGCAAGATTGAAAGAAAGTTTGGTCATTGGATATGCCTTTCGTAGGATGCGGAATTGCATCGCATTCCGGCCCATTGATAGGGCCGGAAAACGTCACAATCCCTTGGCGACGAATTGCGCCAAGAATTTCCGTTTCATGGCGCGGACGGGATAGCCGCGGATTCCGGACATCATGCAAGCGAAGGATAGGGCTTGAATCCATTGCTTTGCGGACTGGTAGCCGATTGTTTGGCCGTCAAAGCGATAGAACGTCGCGTTGATATATTCGGCATGTGCCGGGGAAAGATACGCGAAAACATCTTCAAGGGCTTGCGTGTCCGCAATGGCGCGGTCGGAAGGATAAGCGATTGTGTAGTGGGTCATGATGGACTCCAAAAAAGGGTAAAGCTATCGCATGGCCTCGCCAGAATATCCGCGATTTTTGGGGGATGCAAGCGATATGCGCAAGAAAAGCCGAAACCACGGCCAAAACGTAAAGAAAACCGATTGCCGGGCAGATTGGCGCGGGAAAACTCAAAACTGCCCAAAAAATAGGCAAAAGCTTAAGAAATGGGCAAAACGCGCCTAGCGAGTTTTCCGTATCCGTGCCGCCCAAAAAATTGACCACGTTCCTTGCCCTTCCTATGAAGCGTGCCGGGCTCATCACGAAATGTTACAAAACTCGGGGAATTGAAACAATTCGGATCGAGCCTTTTCACGCGTTGTAACACGCGAAAGATTATTGCGCGCGGGAAAGCTCAAGCAATCGGTTGAGCAATAATCTTGCGCGCAGGAATTGCGCGGGGCAAAACTCGGCATAAACTTTTGATATAGACGAGTTTTTCACGTGGAAATATTATGTAATTTCGGCGCGAAATAATGTTGCGCGAGGTTTCGGGATAAACTTTTGATATAGACGAGGTTTTGGGATAAACTTTTGGCCTATGCGAGTTTTCCCGCGAAAGATTATTGCGGGATTGAGCAAGATTGTTTCGTCATTTTTGCCCAGCTTTTCTGCCAAATTTCCGAGCCTTTCCCGCATTTCCGCCAGTGGAATCTGGTTCTTCGCCAGTGGAATCTGGTCTGCCGTCGGTGGAATCCGGTCCCTCGTCGGCGGAGTCCGGTGTCGGTGTTGGGGGGTAAGGTATGCTGATGGGGGACGGCTGGGTAGCTGGATTTGGCGGTTTCGTTCATGCCTTCGGCGGGGGGAATGTATGGCTGGTTTCGCGGCCCGGTATGGTCTTATCATTAAGTGGTAGGACCATACCGGGCTCGCCCAGGTTCTACCTTCCCCCCGAGTCCTTGCTTCCGTTTCCCTTCTTGAGCCTGGACCTTACATTTCCCGTTCTCCTACTCTCCCCTTTTTTATCTTATATAGAAATTTTTTTTTTTTTAAAAATTGAGCCATACATTAGCCAGCTCACTGAGTCCCGGCCA